TTCTCTTTATTTATAATGACTGGCTCAATGCCTAAAAGCTGGCGGTTTATTTTGTTGTGTCGGCACACCATCACGTTCCAAATGGCATTTAACTCTGTGGTGGTGTGATCTACTTTAACGTTTGTATCAGTCATGTGGTCGTTTCCTTAGTCTGTTATGCCAGTAGTGGCTGAGGTTATTATATAGAAATATAAATAGGCAACAACATGAAAATCTAAGCCATTGAAAACATTGGGTTAATAAATAGAATAATTGTACAATAACAATAGAATGATGATTGTAAAACGTATGTTTTGTGTAGTGATATCAATAACTTACAGGATACATTGATCGGGATTGTGGCGACTTGTCGTCACCTATTGTGTGATGTGTCGTCAAGCTTGATGATATCAGGGTAGGTATGTCTTAGACTTTGGCTAGTGTTTCCGGGGTTTGGTAGTCTCATTCTACCCTATCCGACACAATGGGGACGACAAAGACCGGGATAGACTGTGAACCATGTATAATGTTCTAGAATTTCTAGATAATGATCTAGGGTACCCATATTGGACCTCTGACGGCCCTATATTTTAAAAGTATGCAGGGGGTGGGGGAAAAAACTGGCCGCCTCCATATATATATATAACACCCCTGACATATATTTAGAAAATAACTCGGACTTCTCCTCAAAATAAAAACAGGTGCGCCACATAGAGTATCTTTAGATATACATATTAATTACAATACTTAATATCTTTAGATATACATATTAATTACAACACTTAATCTCTTTAAGATATATTTATTTAATTTAATAGTTGCATTATAGAACTATATAGTGTATAATAGATACTATGGAGTTACTAGAGAGCACTAATGAGTACCTACAACCCTTTATAAACCTGAAGGGTCTGTTGGATCAGAAGGTAGAGCAAGACTGTAAAGATGATTTCTTGACATTCGTTCGGAAGATGGCTCCAATGCTTGTCTCCGACTGGAAGATGGGTCGTCATATTGAAGTTATATCAGATAAACTAAGGGACTTAGAGGCTGGTAAGATAAAACGGCTGATGGTCTTTCTTCCACCACGGTCTTCTAAGTCTGTTATCTGCTCTAAACTGTTCCCAGCGTGGTATATAGGTAGAAATCCTGCACATGAGATACTAACTGTCTCCCATAGTGACCAGTTATCCAGTGATTTTGGTAGGTCTGTCAGAGATGTAGTAGGTACTGAAGAGTTTGAGAAGATTTTTAAAGGAGTCTCTTTAAGAAGTGATGTCAGAGCAGCTGGTAAGTGGAAGACTAACCACAATGGGTCTTACTATGCAGCTGGTGTTAGGTCTCAGATAGCTGGGCGTGGTGCTCATATAGCTATACTGGATGATGTGATGTCTGAAGAGGACGCAATCAGTGCTTCAGGCAGGAGATACATCAAGGAATGGTATCCAGCGGGACTTAGAACCCGCATCATGCCCAACGGGGCTATAGTTATTATTAATACACGCTACCACTATGATGATCTGTGTGGTTGGCTGCTGAAACAACAAGAGAACATGGGGGAGTTTGAAACTATCCCGTGGGAAGTAATTAGAATACCTGCATGGGTAGACGAAGAAGCAGCTGAATTGCTTGACTTACCTGTAGGCTCTAGTTACTTTCCCGAATGGAAGACCGACGAAGTCTTACGCATGGATGAGAGCGAGATTAAGGCATCAAACGGCAGTAGATACTGGAATGCACTCTACATGCAAGACCCCACACCTGAAGAGGGTGGTATCATTAAGAAGAAGTGGTTGAAATACTGGGATGAAGACGAACCACCCAACTGTGATTTTATAATCCAAACATATGATACTGCTTTCTCTACAAGGACTACAGCTGACTACAGTGTAATACAGACATGGGGTATATTCTCCATCTATGATCAGGATGATGACGGCCTAGAACAGTTTTCTTCTAATCTAATCTTGCTGGGGAACATACGTGGTAGGTTTGAGTACCCAGAACTAAGGAAGATGACCCAGAAGCTGTACAAAGAACACAGACCAGACGTGTGTATGGTGGAGAAGAAGGCTAGTGGGCAGTCCTTGATACAAGATATGCGTAGGAGTGGTCTCCCTGTAATGGAGTACACACCAGATAGAGACAAGGTGTCTAGGGTCTATGCAGCTTCTCCGATTATTGAGGCTGGTAGAATGTGGATACCCAGTAAGAAGAAATGGTCAGATGAATTAGTAGAAGAATTACTAAGGTTCCCCAATGCGGCACATGATGATCAGGTAGATGCAATGACAATGGCTATTCACTACATGAAAGAGTCTTGGCATCTAACACATCCAGATGATCCAGAGTACGATGAAGAAGTATCTCACAAGAAAAAGACGTATTGGACTTTTTAAAGTTGCATGCCAGTAAAAAGTATGGTATAATAGAATGGTAAGTGATTTAGAAAAAGTACTGCTTATATTATCATTATCTGACAGACATGAGAATTGGACTGTGAAAGATATACAGAGATTGGTTATACCACCACTAAAATTAAACCAGTATAGAATATACGTAGATAATGAAGTTCCTCTTTGTTACGCAAGTTGGGCAATGCTACCAGAAGAAGCAGAAGAAGGTTATAAAAATAAAACAAGAAAGATTCAACCAAAAGACTGGGATAGTGGGAATAACCTTTGGTTGGTAGATGTGATATGTCCTTTTGGAGGTACACGTCCTGCAATTAAAAGATTAGATAATTTAAGAAAAGAACTGGGATTACCAGATAAAGTAAATTTTTATAGAGGCAAACGGTTGGGGAGCAATAGAGTAAATAATGTTAAACGAATTTAAAAGATCAATGTGGAATGACGGTTACTCTAAAGAGCAGCCTTGGCTTAACTATTTTAATAGCTACGAACGTATGCACTGTTGCTTTGAGGGTGATGGTGCTTCTGGTTCTGGTAGCGGTGATGTTGGTACAGGTGGTCCGGGTGTTGAGGACGATATAGTAGATGTTGCACCTGCGGATTTTTCAATTGGTCCGGGTACTGGTATGGGGGTTGACCTTGATCCAGACGCTCTTTCTACTGATACTCCCGGACTCTCGGCGGCAGAGGCAGCAGAAGCGGCAGCAGCAGCAGATGCTTTAGGTCTCGACGCTACTCAAGCAGAACAACAAGCTGCAATAGATGTTGCAACAGTAGATTTTGCTATGGAGAATGAGCCTGATCTTTATGGATACAATGATCTTCTTAACATGGATTATTTTGCTAAGTCAGAAGTAGCAGATTATGCAAGCATGAAAAACGATGCTCTAAGTGTTGAGGCAAACGCAAAAAGCAAGGGCTATGATGTCAGTGTAACTGTAGATAAAGATGGTACTTATAGTTACACAGGACCAGACGCAGCTGCTGCAATGGCAGGTGAGATGGGTACGGCAGCAGGAAAAGCATATGGTATGATGGGTATAGGCGGTATGTTTAACGCCCTTAATAATGAATTTTCAACTGCCACTGACCCTACATTTGGACCTGCCCTCTCTTACAATGAAGAAACAGCACGATCAGATAAAGATTTTGCAGAGTCTATGGCTGACTTCGCCGCCCAGAATGCAGAAAGAGGTTCTTTTTCCACACCTAGTTTTGGTGATATTAACGACAGAGAGGCTGCTACAGATTTATTCAGTATGCAAGATAAAGAGGAGACTGCTTTTGACACTTTCTCTGGATTTGTAGGTCAACTGGCTAGTTATCCTGTTGATGTTGCAACTGATATTATAACTGGGGTAGCTGACTTTTTAGGTAAAGCTGTATCTCAAGTAACAACTACAGAAGTTGATACTGCACTAGGTAAGACCCAATCTAATTCACAGGGCGCATATGCACAGGGTGTAAATACTAGAGATACTCCTTTTGGATCAATGACATTTGACAGTAGAGATGCTGCAATGGGATTTAATAATGACTACGATGAAGGTGGGGAGGATGCGGGTATGGTACTACCGTTTATACCTACACCTGAACCTGAAGAGGAAAAAGAACCAAGGACAGCAATGGAGGCATACTTTGATAGAATGGGAATACCTTCAAAACCTAAAAGAATTCCGGGGCGCTCTTTTGACTTTGGTGTGCCACCTCGGCCTGTTAACTATGGTGGAGATTCCTCCTCCAATAACAACGACATATTCAGCCAAGAAGCTGCTCGACGTAGGCAGATGGCAATGGCAACCCCTAAATATCGAGAACCTTCAGGAATAAATAGTAGTATTGCTATTTTTGCAGCAGCAAATGGAATGTCATATGAAGAAGCTGCCCTGAGGTTTGCACCACCAAGTGTCCCAAAAGAGCCGGTCTTGGACCGGGTACTCCCAACTCCTTTTGCTGCCAGTGGTGGTGGACTTAATAGCCTAATGAGGTACAAATAATGGCTACAGAACGTAATCCCTTTGATACTGTTTCTAAAGGGACAGAAACTAGTATAATTGCAATGGTTCCTGAAGAGGAGTCTGGTGTTACTATTGAGATTGATCCTACTGATGGAGGTGTGATTGTAGATTTCTCTTCAGAGGAAGATGAAGAAGGTACTGTCATGGAGCCTTCTGATGAAATCAGTGAATGGTATGCTGACCTAAGTGAAGACCTTGATGAAAGTGAGCTACAGGATATTGCCAGCGATGTCATTGAGAATTTCAATGCAGATAAAGACAGCCGTGCTGAGTGGGAGTCTATGTTTGAACGAGGCTTTGATCTGCTTGGTCTTAAGCTGGAAGAAGGTTCAGAACCATTCCAAGGAGCATGTACTGCTGTACATCCCCTCTTAATTGAGTCAGCTGTTAAGTTCCAATCCAAGGCTTCAGGTGAGTTGTTCCCTGCTACTGGCCCTGTTAAGGCACAGATACTTGGTGCTGCAACTCCAGAGAAAGAGATGCAAGCCAATCGAGTTCAGAACTTTATGAACTTCCAGCTTACAGAACAGATGCCTGAGTACTTCGATGAATTTGAAAGGATGCTTTTTCATCTACCATTGATAGGTTCAGCGTTCAAGAAGGTCTACTATAGCTCTACACTGAAACGCCCCGTATCAGAATTTATCCCTATAGACCAGTTTTATGTGTCTTACTACGCCAACGATCTCAGAAATGCGGACCGTTATACTCATGTAATTAATAAAAGCCCAGTAGATATGAAGTTGGATATGATGGCTGGTGTCTACAAAGACATTGATCTTCCTGAACCATCTCAGCTTTCTGCGTCAGGGTTTGCCAGTAAGATAGATAATATTCTTGGACTGTCTCCTTCATATGATTCCGATCCACAGTATGTAATATTGGAACAGCATTGTTATCTTGACATTGAAGAAGAAGACGTACCATATCCATATATCGTGACTGTAGAAGAACAGTCCAGAGAAGTTTTAAGTATTCGTAGAAACTACAAGCAAGATGATCCAAACAGAGAGAAGCGAAGTCACTTCGTTCACTACAGGTTTGTACCGGGCTTTGGTTTCTACGGGTTGGGCCTTATCCATTTCCTTGGTAATCTTACCATGTCGGCGACTGCTGCGATGCGCTCCCTAATAGATGCAGGACAGTTTGCCAATTTACCCGGAGGATTTAAGGCTAAAGGAGTGCGGATGGTTGGTGACAACGATCCTATCGCCCCCGGCGAGTTCAAGGAGGTCGAAGCAACTGGTATTGATTTATCAAGGGCAATTGTTCCCCTGCCCTATAAAGAGCCTTCCCAAACGCTCTTCCAGATGCTTGGGTTCGTGACTGCTGCTGGTCAGAAGTTTGCGGACAGTACTGAACAAGTTATTTCAGATGCTGCCTCTTATGGACCCGTGGGTACTACAATGGCATTGCTTGAAGCTTCAAGTAAGTTCTTCTCTGCAAT